AGGTAAACCTTCATTGACTGATGACAGGTTCAAGAGTGCTCTTGAGAAGATTGAAGCAGGTGAGTACACAGTAGATCAGTTGAAAAATAGTTTTAAACTTACTAAGGAACAGGAGGCACAGCTATGAAATGGAGACCATCACAACTTGGTAAGCTAATGACTAACTCAAGGAACAAGTCTGAGGTGTTATCTGAGACTGCAAAGTCAGAGATACGCAAGATAGCAAAACAGGACTTTTATGGATATCAAACTGACATCAGAACTAAGCCAATGATCAAAGGCACTGATTGGGAACAGTCAGGTATTGACCTTCTGAACAATGTAAGATTTACTAATTACACTAAAAATGAGGTAAGATTAGAGAATGAATACATGACAGGATGCTGTGATATCATTACAGATAATCTGATTATTGACATCAAGAGCTCTTGGTCCTTAGATACATTTCCTGCAACACCATCTGAAGGTCAGAACTCTGACTATGAGTGGCAAGGTAGAGCATACATGTGGCTGTATGACAGACCATCATTTGAACTTGCCTATGTTATGTACACTACACCGGATGAGCTGTTAACTGAATGGGATAATATGTCTATCCATAGAGTTGATCATATACCTATGCATCAGAGAATAACAGTGCTGAAATTTGAAAGAGATGAGATGTATGAGGATCTGATTAGGGATAGGCTTATCCACTGCAATGAGTACTATAGTAAGTATGTTAATGAATTAAATAATAAATAAAATGGAAACAAGAACACAAATAGTAACAACACTGGTAGCAGCATTTCTAACAGATATTCATAGAATGGATGATATCAGAAATAGCATGGATATTGATTGTCAAATATACAGAACAGATCATGAGATTGCAGTAACGTATGCTAACATAGTAGCAGATGAGATAATCAATCAAACAATACCGGATATTCAATTTCCAGAAAACGTAGTATAAATAATAAATAAATAACATGGAACAATTAACAATTAAAGGAACCGTTAAGGTAATTAATGAGACAAGAGTAATATCAGACAAGTTTGAGGTCTGTGAAATTGTCATCACTACAGAAGGCAACTATCCTCAACACATTTTATTTACAGCAGTAAATGATAATATTGACAAAGTAAAAGCTGTCAGTGTTGGTCAAGATGTAAATGTTGAGTTTTCTGTAAGAGGTAGAGAGTGGACCAGTCCACAAGGTGAGGTAAAGTACTTTAATACATTAGATGTAAGAGAAATAACAGCACTATCACCAGTGCCGGTACAAGTAGCTGATGACCTGCCATTCTAAGACAGTTTATCTAAAAGAAGGTGAGACATTGACATTTTATATCAGAACAGGATTAACTGATCTGCTAACTACAAGATACAAGATCCTGCACATGGCAGAAGATATGAAGGTCAAACCTCACACATTATACAGGTTTTTAAATGGTTCTGAAGTTAGAGGTGATTTTTACGACAGAGCATTTATATTTCTAATAAAAAAGAGCAGTTAACAGCTGCTTTTTTTGTTGTATTAAATTTTTTCTTATATTAGCACCCATGATAGACTATCTTGCACCTTTTGTAGTATCATGGTGGTTCGTTAAATTTGAGCCTTTACAGCTCACTATAGACAAGATTTTCAGTAAAATAGACATTGATTGGTTATACACAGCTCTTGGATGCTGGAAATGTATGTCATTTTGGTTTGCTTTGGTGTATTCTGGTAGCTTTATCATAGCTTGTGCAACCTCTTTATCTGCTGTATGCTTGAACAAACTGATTTACAATTAGTGCAGAGTATTATCTCTCTGCCAAATGATGCAATACTTAAAAAAAGTAACCTAAAAAAGTTACAAAATATTAAGAACAAGGCAACACAATCAAAAGATAAAGAGTGTTTTTGTGCATCTGTTAGACGTAAGGTGTGGTTGAAAGATTTTTTACAGTGGTATGAAGCAATATCTGGATGAGTACATATCTAAAAATTATGATGAGGTGCTTAGATATACAAAACACTTTTTAAAAATCTTGTCAATACCTCCTTCAGTTGATGCAGATGCAGTCATCAACAATGCTTACCTCCACTGTATTGATATCAATGTTGATGATCTTACTATTGATAAAGCAAAAAGCTATCTATTAAACACAATCAAGTATGAGTTGATCTGGACTCAAGGATCAAAGACTAAAAAACAGGACATCTACAATAGTCAGCTGTATGTTGGTGATGTTGTAGAGGATCTGACTGATATAGAGCACAAGATAAAGATGGAGGATAAATACAACTATAAGAAGGCAATGGTGGAGATATACCGGAAGGAACAAACAGATAGAATAAAAAAGATTGTGTTTGAAGCATACTATGACAAAGGCTACTCAACACAGACTGCCTTAGCTAAATATTTTAATATCAATAACACCTCAGCTTACTTCCTAATCAAAGAAATTAAAAAAAATATAAACAAGATACAATATAGGTATGAAGAGTGTTAATATTATTGCTTTATTGTATTATTTTGCATCTCTTGGACTTGTGGTAGCATTATGGAATGAGAACTTGTATTTTATGTATAAATTTGCCAGTGTTACATTGCTACTGTTAATGATTTTTTCTATAATAAATAACTATGAGTAAATTAAATTTAAAAAAAGAGTACATTGACAAGATTGTGTTAGTGAAACTTACACCTACATCTGGCACAAGACAGATTAGAATTAGAGACAATGAGTCTAAATTTGAGTATTATAAAAAATTAGGATTAGACTACATCTTTGAAAGTAAAAAAACAGAAAAAGTAAAAGATGACATTAAGGTCATTGAATATACTGCTGTAGATCCTCCAATACCAGATACAGAAGATGCCTAAGCCATTACCCAAAGAACTGTATGATGAGTATATCAAAAGATGTATGTCTGATGATGAGACCATATCTAAGTTCCCTAATGAGGAGCAAAGATATGCTGTGTGTGAATCCTATTGGGATGAGAAACCAGTCTACTCATTAACTAAGTTCAAAGAGTCTTTTGCTGAGTCTTATACTGACTATCCACAAGCTGCTGTTGAAAATGCTAAAACAGCAATAAGATATGCAGAAGAAAATGGATGGGGTTCTTGTCTGACTGCTGTAGGTAAAAAAAGAGCAGCTGACTTAGCAGCAAAAAGACCTGTCAGTGAGGAGACCATTGCCAGGATGGCTGCATTTGAAAGGCACAGGCAGAACAGCAAAAAGAAACTTGGAGATGGATGTGGTAGATTAGCCTGGTTAGCATGGGGTGGTGATGAGGGTGTTGCATGGGCACAACGTAAATTAAAACAGATTAGAGGTGAAGAGTATGCTGAGGTAGGAGAAAAAGGTGGTATCAAGTCATCACCAAAAGCTCCTAAGTCAGATACACCAAACCCAAACCCAAAAGGCAAAGGAACTGCCAAAGGTGATGCCTCCGGTAAAAGAGGTGCTAAGGTTACAGCAGAACAAGAGAAAACACTACAGGGTAAAGTGGATGATTTTAATGAAAGAGACAGCAATACTAAGTATGGCAGAGCTACACTTGGAGTGTTAAAGTCAGTATTTCAGAGAGGACTTGGAGCATACAATACCTCACACAGTCCTAATGTAAAATCAGCAGAGCAGTGGGCTTATGCAAGAGTCAATGCTTTTCTGTACTTGTTAAAGAATGGCAGACCTGACAATCCTAAGTACACTACAGACTTTGACCTGCTACCAAAGAAACATCCTAAATATCAAAACAAATAAATGCCAAAACATAAATACATAGAAACACCTGAAGCTATGTGGGAGCTCTTTGAATCATACAGAGAATGGTGCAAAGCTAATCCACGTTACAGCTACTCACTATCTACTAAGACAGGTGAGGCTACTGCCATACCTCTTGAGAGACCACTTACACAAGTAGGTTTCAGAAGTTATGCAGCTGATAAAGGTAGCACAGTCAATGATTACTTTGCTAATACAGATGATAGGTATAGTGCATATACTACAATCTGTACACGCATAGAGGAGGCAATTAAAAATGATCAGATTGAAGGAGGTATGTGTGGTCAGTATAATCCATCCATAACTCAGAGATTAAATGGCTTGACTGAGAGAGTTGACACTACTACTCAAGGTCAATCTATAAATGAAATAAAGGTCAACATAATTAAATAGTATGACCACTATAATAAAAATATCTATGCTACTGATTTAGTGGTATAGCATAACCTTTGTATAAAATGGAGATCAACAGTACTGTAATATTTGAAAAGAACTTTGAAGCATTACAGTCAGAACACAGGTTTATCATTAATGAAGGAGGCTCAAGGAGTTCTAAGACATACAGCCTATGTCAGTTGATTATTGTGTACTGCATACAGAACACTAACAAAGTAGTGAGTATCATACGCAAGACATTCCCTGCTTTGAGAGCTACAGTCATGAGAGACTTCCTGGAGATCATGAAGGACCTCAACATCTATGATGTCAATAAGCACAATAAGTCAGAACACATCTACACATTTGATAATGGATCTATTGTTGAGTTTTTTAGTGTGGATGATGAGCAGAAGATTAGAGGTAGGAAAAGAGATATAGCATGGTGCAATGAAGCTAATGAGCTGTACTATGATGACTTTACTCAGCTCAACATGAGAACTGAGAACAAACTAATCTTTGACTACAATCCATCAGAGTCTAACTCATGGCTCTATGATCTACCATCAGATGAGAGCATCATGATCAAGTCCACATACAAAGACAATCCATTTCTACCTATGAGTATCAAGAAACAAATTGAGGACCTTAAAAGAACTGATGAGGCACAGTACCAGATATATGCTCTTGGTGAGAAGGCTATATCTAAGAGCAACATCTACTCTGGATGGACATTCACTAAGCACAGACCTATCAAGTTTACTGACTATGTTTATGGACTTGACTTTGGATACAACCACCCTACTGCATTAGTCAGAGTATATTGGAGAGACATGGATATTTATATTGAGCCTGTGATCTATGAGAGCTATCTCACTACATCTGACCTCATCTCACGTTTTGACCTTTTGAACATAGACAAGAACATAATCATCTTGGCTGACCATTCAAGACCTGAGAGTATTGCTGAGATAGACAGAGCAGGATATTATGTTTACAATGCTAACAAAGTAGTGAAACAAGGTATCAACAATATAAAGACATTCGGTGTATTTTGTGAGGATCATCCTCAAGTCAAAAAAGAATATGAGAACTATAAGTGGAAGAAGATAGGAGATAATATTACTGATGAGCCTGTCAAGTTGTGGGATGATGCTATGGATGCAATTAGGTATGCAGTAACTTACATCAAAGAAAATTACTACACAGATGACTCTTATATCTCCTTCTAATCATAAAATAATTAAAATACAATATAGGTATGGCAATAACAATAGAAGCAGAACCTTATGACTTTACACCTGCATACAATGAGTGTAAGTTTATAGTTGACTCAACCAATGTCAACAAACCTGGTTTTAAATATATCTTTGAGGTATTTGAGTCAGGCACAGCAACTAAGATAGCAACATACAAAGTCCTGCCATCTTATGGCACAGGCTATGGTGAGGTGGACTTGAGTAAGCTGTTGAGCAATCAAGTGAGCTTTGACTTTCAACCTGAGGCATTGACATTCTACGATGCATCCAACTGTTATTACAAGTATGATGTCAAGATAGGTGAGGAGTTTATACTTGAGGAAGATTACACAGCAGCACTACAAGATGATGGTAATGGTAATGTGTTGATAACAACAGCAGCAGCTCATCCGTTTGTTATAGGTGATCAGATAAATGTTATACAAGATGATGGTGGTGTGGCTAATCCAGGTGTTGAAGGATTGCACACTGTATTGGATGTTCCTAATGCTAATGAGTTAGTAATCAATGCTCTGTTTGCTAATGTTACAGATCAGATATGCTAACAATGAGAAGGAGGTTACATTGAACATTGTGAACACCTTGAATAAGTTTGTGTTTAATGGTGCTGAGCCTTGGAGGTTTTTCCCCTCTTTTGATCCTGCTACTTATGAAATAACATCAGCATCACCTGGAGGTAAGATGCTAACAACACAGCCTTTTGACTTTACTTGCACCAAAGGACAATTCTTATTTCTCAATCATGAGCAGACAGGGCTTCTTGCTACTATGTTTTTTACTAACAGTAATGGAAGTCAGTTTTTTAAACAGGCAAATAACAATACAAACAAGATAGCAGGTGTGCCATGTGGAC